GCTATACCACTTTCTTTGACAGCAGACAAGCCCCCAACGGTTTCTCCGCGTATCGAATTCAGATTGTAGTTGCCTAATTGTTTGGGGTTACCCCACTGCACGGCAAAAGGATTCTGTGGTTGCGAGGCTTGTTTATTGCCTAGCAGAGCATGTTGCTGGTGATCACCCTCGCGTGAAGACTTAATGTCACTCATGCCGTAATCCTTGGCTAATTCTCTAAGTGTGGTGTCAGCATGTTTGGTGGAATCGGACTTCATACCCACGGCTTGCAGGAATACCATTTGCACATCGGATGTACATCCATGCGGACATACAGGCTCTCTGCTTTCAAAAAAGCCATGTGCTGGACATTTGTAATCATGAACGACTGCCATAGTTTCTCCTTAGTTGCTGGTCAAGATCGGGACGTTGATAGTCTTGGGCTTTCGGTCGAATGCCAAGATCAAGTTTGAATCCACTGCCATCGTAGGTAACGAGCCTGCGCCTTACCATTTGTGGTTTGGGTTGCTTGCGAAACTCCACATACTTCTTACCCGACTTCACCATCACGGCAACTTCACCATTAACCCAATGCTCATAAGCACGGTTCACACGGGTCTGTACAAGTTCTGTAAGCGGGTATTTACCATTGAGAAACACATCTCTTAAGTGCAAGGGATCAAGGCCGCATAGCTCGGCAAACAAGGCAATGGAAATACCGCGTTTCTTATCACGCATAAACGCAGGAATCACTTCCATCATTTGACGCTTACTGAGGCCCAACGCCAATAGCCTTTAAGTAGTTGTTGATCTGCTTATCTACGACCGGCACTTGCACGGGCGTTATGGCTTCTTCTTTGCGATCACGCGTCATACGCATCTGTAATAGCCTTGGCATGAGTTGCTCGGCAAAAGCTACGCAAGCAAGGGCTGTGGCAATCACACGATCATCTTTGTTGCGCCCATAAGCAGCAATAGAACCTTGGTCGCGCACGACGGACTTCATCTCTTCAAGTAAATCCATCGAGTAGACATTCATCATCCCGCGCTCGAAATAGTCCTTGAAGTAATTCAGCATCCGCTCTTTGGACGAATGCGTGGTTAAGTAACCAAGCGAGTTTGAGACACCGCCTAGTGAGTCATTACGCCGCCACAGGTAATGCTGCATGTGCGATAGGACATCCATTAAGCCTCTAGCCTTGCGCGGCTCCATCGTTTGCGCCTGGCGTTTAAGGTTGCGCATCTCATTGATTACAGCTTGACCCGGGCCATTGACTTCTAAGTTAAGGGTGGAGTTCTTATAAGCCCCTGCCAGGTAGCAGACAACCCAAGCGAACTGGTAGGTGTTGAGTTCAGAGGTAGCGAATTCCGCAACTTGATCAAGCCCATCTGCATAGCAGCGGTAGATTTGGATGCAGAAACGATCAGCCCAGTCGCTGCTTCCATATGCTGGATCAGCACCGATGACGTAGTAGGCGTTTTCAATCGGTTCCTCCCATACTTTGAGCGTTGCCATGCGCTCTGTTGAGTTAATTAACTCAGTGTCTTCAAAGTATTGTCCCATTGAGAAACGGTAGAACCGAGGTAATAACTGCTTAGCAACCTTGGCTTGATCAGTGCAGCGGGCATGTGAGAAGAAACTAGAACCCGTCATGATGAAGGCATAGTCTTCCGTGGGAGGAAACTCCTGATACATGAGGGCTTCGTCTTTAATCCCCTCATTCATCTTCCATCGCCACCAAGCAATCTGCCTTGAATTGATCTCTACCTGGTAGAGCTTCTTAATCTCTCTTGTCCATTCCTTTTCTTCAGGACTTAGCTTGCCATCCCAGTACACCTTATAAACATCTGACTTAGCATCAGCACTGTAGAGTTCATTGCGCCACCAGCCACAAAAGATGGCCTTTTGGGTTCTTGCACGTTTGGCTACCGCCCACATGTCATGCCACATGTTGAAACCACGGGCAGTGCTTTCAAAAAGGTAAAGCCTATTGGGATTCTTTTCTGCAAGCGATGCCAGCAAAGAAGCCAATCCTTCTTCATCACCCCATGATGATGTTTCTGTGCCATGCAGATAGGTAATACCTTTACCACGCCCTAGAGACCCCTTGGCTCGCAAACCAGCCACCTGATAAAAGAGCCTTGATCGATTCTTTAAGACCATCTGATTCCTGTTATGCGTCATCAAAGGAATCTTGTACTCCGGTGGCAAACCATCCATGTACATGGCAAGTGTGGTTCTAAACTGGTCTCGGTTCTCTTCGGTATCGGTCGTGAGCGTTCCCTGGAACCCAGGGTTCTTAAAATGCCAGTAAAGGTCTAGTGCAAGCGATATGGTTGTAATCCCAAGCTGTCTGCCCTTGAGAATCACAAAGAAGTGGATGTCATTGTTCAGACCCTTGGCAATCTCTTCCATCACATAGGTCTGGCTTCCAAGCAAACGATTACCTAAGCGTTGAATGCCTAGCTCTTTGGTCTCTACCTTCAATTCCTTGCAGAACTTGTAGAAGTGATTAAGGTCAAACTTCATTCAATGCCCGGTTCATATTCGTAATAGGTGCAAACCTTCTCTGCCAGCAAGCCATCTCGAATGCAGATCAAGACCACTTCCTTACCGTCATCACTTTCCTTTAGTCCAATTTCTTGGCTGTAGTGGCAGTTTCTGCAATCGGGCTTCAATTCCATAGTTTTCCTTTAACCACAACACCGTCTTTTGCTCATCAGCACTCAAAGGACGTTTCTTTCTCTCTTCCTCATACCACTTCATCGCCAGATACGGATAGCTTGGATCACCTTCTGCATATTTCGTAATCCATCTCACCGCATCATCATGTTTCACTCAATCCTCCACACCCTTACACCATTCTCCACCTTCCTTGCTGTAAACTTCTTTCCCGTTCTTCTCCACTCTCTATAGTTAGCATTACATAGCTTAGATAGATCACCACCTTCAAGGTAGAAACTATCTCCTAGTTCTAACTGGTCGTAAGGATATTTAGGCCCTGTCTTCCTCTCCGGTATATCTAAACCTCTCTCTAACGTAAACATCTCGTACATCTCCATGTTGTCGATGTACTCATCATACACAAATAGATATTTAAGGTAGGCAGGAAAACAGAAAATTCCTTGGGGCGGGGATGGTAGTGGTGCACCCAAATCCCGACCCCCCGTCCCATTCGCATTGCCAGACAACGATCGATCTGCGTGACTGGTTGCGGCCAAGTCATGACCATGTAGCTTTGAGCACGTGCCTACTCATGCGCTACGCAGGTGGAAAGGTGGACGGTCTAACCCCTTGTACCCTTATCGAATAAATCTATTACGCGCGTGGATATAAGAGATTATCTCCATGTACCCCTAGAGCATGAGTCTTAGGACTAACCACATATATATCTATATATGTACACCTAGATACCTTTATATTGTTTATTAGATTTTAAGAGTACTTCCCTAGCCTATCTTATGTATCGGTGTGTATTTGTGTGAATCTAATACTTAAGTCTATAGATAATATATATGATGTGTGCCACTATCTTTTTCAGCAGCACACAACAAACACCACAGTTCTATTAATTACATCAAAGGGGTAACAAACATGGAATCAATCGTATTCAAAGCCGACAAGTTCACCGTTAGAGTCGTTTCACACGGCGATAAGTACGGGCTTAACTTCGCACTCACACACAAGGGAATCATGCCTCTTGTCGAGTTCTACGACACCCGCTATCCACATACAGAGTTCGGCCAATTCGTTAGCCGCTACTACCTCGACACAATCCTTAATCATGACCCTAGCTTTGGCCTTAATCTCGACGCAGGGGTTACAGCTTGGACGGTTCCTGCCGAGGCAATGACTCAAGTCATCAACAAATTAGAAGACTTAGCCTTTGTCTTAGCTTAACCAATCACTAGGGGCTAACCACCCCTACTAACTAACCTATTGGAGTCAATCAAAATGGACATAGCACAGACAATCACTGACCGCATCATTGCTGAACTAGAGCAAGGCACTGCGCCTTGGGTTAAACCGTGGCATGAAGATTGCGAGTCATACAATCCGGTCTCTGGTACGGTCTATCGTGGCATGAATCAGTTATGGCTCAGCATGATGGGCCTTGGTCGATCTAATGCTTGGCTCACGTTCAAACAAGCTAGCGATGCAGGCCTGAGCGTTAAGAAAGGCTCAAAGGGTGTACCTATCATCTTCTGGAAGCAATTATCGATCAACAAGAAAGATGATGCAGGCAATGATGTAAACGCCACAATTCCGATGCTCAAGCATTACTTTGTATTCAATGCTGATGACATCGAAGGCGCAACATTCAGCAAAGGCTCAGGCAAGCTGCAGGGTTCAATCGATAGCAGGGTGCAGGCAGTAGTTGATCGCCTTGCTTTAGATGGTGGGGTTCAAAAGGCTAGCAGTGCGTTCTATCAGGCAAGCAAGGACTGTATCGGGATGCCTGAGCTTTCGAGCTTTAGATCACTTGCTGACTATCACGCAACACTGCTCCATGAGTGCGTACACGCTACTGGCGCTAAATCAAGGCTTGATCGGCAATTGATGAATCGTTTCGGCAGCGAAGCATACGCATTCGAGGAACTCATTGCCGAGTTAGGTGCTGCCATGCTTTGCATGAAAACTGGCGTTGATGGTCAGCTTCAACATGCAAGCTACATCGATTCATGGCTCAAGGTTCTAAAGCAAGATAAGAACGCGATCATTAAAGCTGCAAGCAAGGCTCAGGCTGCAATGGATTACTTGATTGATACCAAAGTAGCGGAAGAGCAAATGCCATTGGCAGCATGATTTCAGCTTATAGCCGATTAGCAATAGTCGGCTATGGGATGCAATCAGCATCACTTAACCAATGGAGTCAACATCATGCAACCAATAACCGATAGCCAATTGCTAGCAATAGCCCCCGATGGCTCGCCTTTACGCTCATGGACTGAAGGCAATAAAACATTTCGGGAGATATACACCTACATCAAGACACAGTCAGGCATTACTTACGGTGTCATTAACGTGATTGAGATAACACCATGCAAAGACTAATCGATTGGACTATCGCCGTGCTTTTCGGCGTTGCCCTTGCCTGCACAATCTTCTTTAACCTTTAATAATGCCCCTCAGAGCCCTTAAACGGGCTTTTAAGGCGTTTTCTTACCTTTACTGGAGTCAACCTACATGGAAGAACGTCAAATCCCTTCATGGATCGATTTGATCGACCATCAAATCCAGCCCGATAAATGGTTTCGACCGGTCGATCAGGTCTGGAGAGAACATGGTTGGAAACCACCATCGACTGAGTGCCTGGAGACTATGCGGAAACACAAGGCATTCCGCACCTGGTCGCACTATTCACCCTCGCGGGAGCCCCAATCGTGAAAGAGAGCCTAATCATCAAAGCCTATGAGTTACTGATTGAGAACTATGAAAAGCAAGTCAAAGATATGGATGATGATCAGATGAACTCGACCCTGATCTATCACACGGCATTGCGAGTCTATGAGGAAGCGATCTTTCAGGCATTTGGATATAACAAGCTGCACAAGTTAGCAACCGAAGCAGATAAGCGTATTGAAAAAGAGTTTGGCAATAAGCGATTCGGGATTGCTGAATGCGTGGAAGAAAACTTTTTACACAAAGGTAGGCCTGATCATGAGTAAGAAGCAACTAAAAGACATTGAAACCCAAGCCATGATCGACAAATGGCAGGAAGAACTGGCAAGGCATGTGGCCTATCTTCCAATCCTATGCGAGCAGGCAGGCGTGGATGAGCAAGAGCTGCATCGAGCTATTGAGATTCACTTTTACGTCAGGTCAATGAGCAAGGGGGCTATGCAATGACTGAGAATAAGAATGCAAAGACCCCAACAGACGACAATCATGTAGCGCATGTTTACCTGTTTGAGAAAACGGGTAGGCCGATGGTTGCATGGGATAACGCTAAAGACATAAAGCTAGGAGACAGGCTTTACACCGCACCAAAACAATGGGTTGGTCTGACTGATGAGGAAATCTATGAATATGCAGATAAGTATCTTTATCAGCATGGCAGTAATTACGGTATCAAAGCATTCGGTAAAGCCATTGAAGCCAAGCTAAAGGAGAAGAACACATGAGCGATTCATACGATGATTACGAGGCAAAAATTCAACTTGCAGAATACGCATGGGAAAAACGTGTCGTGAAAACTGAACACGACCGTGCCGTCGAGTTAGGGAAAGCGTATGA